CTTTGCAGACATACGCTACTTCGAGGGGTCACAAAGACTACGAGCTAAGATTGGGAAGAAGCTGTCAGTTAACGTAGGCATCGTCCAACGTATCTCAGAGCCCTATGGGTACAATCCGCTCAGCGAACTGATGCTGGGGGATCAAATACACTATACATCGTTAGCTCTGCAAGAAGGATACACAATAGATGTTAATACGGGGGAGTTCTTTAGCCCAGATGGTGTGCTTGTAGCTAACGACCCAGCCGTATGGGAGCAGGTAGTCATACCACAGGTGCTCAACGACTATGTAGCACGCAAAAGGTCCGAACTCCCAAGCCAGTGGGTACACTCAGCTGTCATTGGGTACGACTTCTATCACTACAGCAAAGACTTCTGGTTACATTCATGGGGTAACTTGATGCCCTATCACTTGGACACAGATGGGGAATATTCGTACCACCGCTTTGTTAATAGTTCACAGTGGGTAGATTACTCAGTAGGACTTATATTTGGGGTAAAGTTCAACAAAAGCTTTGGGGTGTTCCTAGAGGGTAAGTACAATAGGTACTGGGATAGAGAGTGGCATGACTTCTCCGTTGGGTTGAACTACATACTTATCTAAGATGGCGAAGCATATAAGCGAGGATACCCAGATAACACTGGACCTGAAGACAATCGGGCTAGCGGTCACCGGCCTAGGAGCACTAATCAGTATGTGGTTTGTACTGCAGGCTGACATTGCAGAGGCGAAAGAGCTACCAATACCGCCCGACCCTGAGATTACACGCATGGAGTTTGACATGAAGGACCAACTGGTCAGACAAACGATCATGAGCACGCAAGAAGATGTCACCGAGATTAAGGAAGACATCAAGCGTATCGAAGAAAAAATAGATCAACTGAAATGAGACATGAGAACTGCACTAACAGCTGTACTATTGTCTGCGCTATTCTTGGCACCTGCATCCACAAAGCCTGAGCTTGACGGAATCTGTGTCGTAGAATTCAACGCGGACTTTAACAAACAAAACAGCGTGCCTTGGATAGAGAATATATCTGAGTGCAACCACGTAAGAGTAAACATCTCGGCTGAACCTGAGATGCAAGTAGAGCACAAGATTGTCGTTGTACCTACAATCATTGTGTTCAATGAAGGTGAGGAAGTAGAACGCTTCCAAGCCAACATCATGATGACTATGGAGGCTACTGAGGACGAGGTCCAAGAAGTAGTTGATGAAATTATTTTGAGCGACTTCTAAGTTGACGTATATTCGTACCGAAACCGCTTCCTAGCGACCGGCCCTGGGTAATCAGAAAGGGCCTAGACATCGGGTTACAGTAGCTGTCACCATAGGCAGTGAACGTTGTCCCCGGTAGTTTCGCAAAGTGCGTTGGTATAAAACTCGGGTGGGAACAAGGCTATAGGCTGACAGAAATGCCCCCACGTAGGCTTAAGACGGCGAGTGGAAGTCCAACTGCTAAACACGAATCCCAAGGGGGTAAATTGTATCCAGTCATGAGAGAGATCAACCGCATCATCATCCACTGCTCCGCAACGAGAGAGGGACAAGACATAGACGCAGCTACAATCAAAAGGTGGCATACCGAAGACCGTGGGTGGTCGGATATCGGATATCACTATTGTATCAAGCTAGACGGTACTCTAGAAGCTGGACGACCACTTGACCGTGCAGGGGCGCACGTGAAAGGGCACAATGCAGATTCCATAGGTATATGTTATATTGGGGGATGTGACCAAGACATGAACCCAAAAGACACGATGACCGCAGAGCAGGAGCACGCAATGCGTGAACTGATCTTCTCCCTACGTATGGTATGGGACAAAGACCTAACACTACACGGGCATAACGAATATGCCACCAAAGCATGCCCCAGCTTTAAGGTCAGCGAGAAGTTCGCTGATATACTATGAAAGTACTGATATACTGCAAAGTCTGGAAAAGACCCAGGATTACTCAGATTTGCTACCTAGGCATCTTACGTATGCAGGACACTCTGAAAGAGTTCGGCATAGACACAGAGGTGCTGATTATAGCATCTGAAGACGACCACGTAGAGATGGCTCTGAAGCACGGATTCAACGTGTTCAACACAGAGAATAGCCCTGTAGGTACGAAACAAAACTACGGATTGATAGAGTCGTTGGACTACGAGTACGACTTCCTGATGGAGATGGGGAGCAACAACTTGGTATCTGACTCATACATAGACAGATGGGTCATTGAAGCAATGAAAGGCACAGCCCTGTTTGGTAGTAACGTGTTTCATTGCATTCTGCAGAACAAGGAAATAACAAAGTTCAAGTGCAGAAATAGGGCACTGAGTGGAGTTGGGAGAGGAATTAGAAGAGATATCCTAGAGAAAGTGTACGATCAGGCTGGGATACTATGTGAACCACATAAAAAGAAGGGGCTAGACAGCAGTACAAGGAAGCTGATAGAAAGCTATACTGGAGAGACGCCCACAGTTATAGCTGAAGGAGAAGACCTAGTTATAGTAGACATCAAGACTGGGGAGGATATAAACAAGCACAACACGTCTAGAGGGGCACAAGCAACTGAATTGGGGCTTGATGACCTAAAAAACCAGTTTCCTGAGGTAAAACATTTGTTTATATAAGGGATTCTGTTATATCTTTGTCGTAAACCAACACAAATGGCAAAGATAAACTTCCTCCCAACCCGCGACTGGATTGTACTCCCACTCCAGCGTAAGGACAAAACCGCCTCAGGCATTGAACTTGTAGGTGGTGCAGAAAACTCCCTGCGTTCAAACATACTTGAAGTAGTTGCAGCAGGACCTATGTGTGAGATGGTCAAGGAGGGTGATACAGTTATGGTACACCCAACATCAGAAGGCCTGATAGTCACCATAGATGACAGTGAGTACGTTATGGTTAACGAGTTCCAAATCTGCGGTGTCATACCAAACTAATGGAGGGCAGCGTAACCATCTCAATAAAAACGTTCGACGAGCTCCGATTGGGGAAAGAACGAACAGATGAGAAGGAAGAGATGCTGCAACGAGCAGCACGAGAGATAGAAGTATTCCTGTCTTTCCTAGTAACTAGAGAGAACATATCCGAGTTGCTAGATGAGTTTAACCGGCAATCCACCAGAAGCCGCATAAACATTGAGGAAGGCAAGGCCAAAATAGTATTCAGATGAGCAGAAACATCAACATAGAGGTGAAGACCACATATCAGTTCCTGCAGGTGTTCAATGGTATACTGGAGCTCACAGACAAAGAACTGGAGATACTGTCTAGGTTCATTGACATGAGTGAGACGATCAACCTGTGCTCACCTGAGAATAAGAAGAAAGTGGCTGATAGCCTGAACGTGAAGGACCCAAACACCCTGAACAACTACGTAAAGAGATTGAAGGACAAGGGGGCCATCACAAAGACAAAGAATGGGTACAAACTGTCAGGTTTGCTAAACTCAACTGAAGGGGTAACCATAACAATCAAAGATGTTCGTCAGTGATGTATACGTCTGGGACCCCTGGGCAATATCTATAGTATACAACTCTACAGGAACGAACGCAATAGTAATCATACAAGACTTAGAAAATGGCGGAGAAGAAACCATCGATGTTCGACATGATCAAGACCTTTGCTAAAGAGGTAAAAGAGTACGCAAAAGAAGGAGCACCCAATGTCACAGAAGAGTCATACAAAGCACGTTTGGCTCAGTGTGACAACTGCGAGCACCTGAAGAGGGATGCCATGAGATGCGGTAAGTGTGGGTGCCTGGTAGAACACAAGGCCAAGTGGGCCACGTCATCCTGCCCGGACAAGCGCTGGGCCAAGGAAGTCGTAGGCAAAGAGGGTAAGCAAGTAAAGCTTGCCAAGTCAAAGAATGAACGCTTGGAGAAGATTAAGAGATCAAGAAAAAAGAGGAGAGATGCAAGAAAAGGTAATTCTTCAACGTCTGGCAACTAAGTATAGTCTACCAATACAAAAGGTCGAGGAAGCGGTGTACTACCAGTTTAAATACACTGCACGCATAATAAAGGAAGGCGAGTTCGAACCAGTCAGATTACCCTATCTTGGTAAGTTCCATGTCCTGCCTGGACGATTAAAGCACTTGAACAATGAGTCAACAAATAGATAAAATACTTCACTTCAGACAATCCAACTTCGGTGTTTTGTTCGTTCCCATGTCAAGTTTTAGGGGAGCCTATAACGCTGGTGGTGGATACCTAGCTATGTACTTCGACGACGTAAGAGGTGTAGATTCCGATGATACGACAACTGCTTATACTAGCACAGAAGTTAGAATACGCTTCAATAGTGGTGATTTCTTCAAAGAAGCTGTGGAAGAAATGGTAGCTAAGATATACTCTGCCAACAGTCCTGTAGTCACAATCGTAGATGCAACTGTTCCAAACAATGGTGACTTCATCCGATCTGCAGTATTCGGTACGTACAATCAATACCTACATGGGCACAGCACAAATACGTCCGTCGCTGCTGCAGATGTTGATGAAGCCACAACTCTGTCGTTCACACTTCAGTCTGAAACATGAGGGACCTCATAACTGTCAGTAACAACGTAGTTGTCCCAAGCGCGTACGCACTGACCATTGACGAGTTCAAGGGTTTGAAAGGGCAAGAGCTGGGCGCGGTGTATTTCTATACGGACCACCGTTCCCCCTACGCTGTGTATGACAGTGAAGAGCGTATCAGTAAAATAAGCCAAGATCTCAAGGTTAAGTTCTCCCCAAAAGTCAAGGGGGCAATTGACAAGTATAAGGAACTATCAGAAACCTCAGCCATCAAACTGTTAAAATCTGCACGTAGTTCTGTAACTAAACTCGAGAGGTACTTTGATACGATAAACCTAAATGTTCTTGATGACCATGGCAAGCCTATTTACCACGCCAAGGACCTGATCGCCAACCTCAGCAACATGGCTAAGGTGGTGAATGGACTTGAAGAACTGGAGGCAATTGTCAAGAAGCATGAGCAGAAAGACAACCCGAACAGAGGAGGAGTAGTAACCAACAAGTACTCGCAGTAATGGAGAGGCCTGTAAAGTTCTTGGTGTGCGGATACAGTCTGTCTGATAAAAGAAAGCTTAGGCAGATTGTGATAGAAGAGACAGATCTAAAGGTCTCAATGCACAAGCTGCGTCCAAAAGAGTTGGCGTTTACGCAGTATGCGTTTGCACTGATGCACCCGAACAGTGTATTCAATAACCACAAGATACCAGGACGTATAGGGGAAGCGGAGCTAAACGACTGCTCCACCTACAACATCAAGATTATCTATCTATTCTCCAACTACAACAGAGAGAAGCCAGTCAATCTTAACGGACAGGCAGAATACTACAAGGACAAGATAGACCTAGTCATCATGCCAGAATCTTTCCAGGGAGAGGCCGTAGGGGCACGCGAGGAGATAAAGAGATTCATCAAAAGACATGTTCAAAAACTCAAGTAAATACTCACCTGCAGCTCAGCACTATCTAGACTTCGGGTTCTACTCGGATGCGATACCGGGTACTCGAGAGTACTATGACTACTGGGACGAACAAAGAAAAAGATGCTTGGAAGGATACGAGGGATTAACAGGATATCACTATTTCTATCTAAACTTCTGCCCCATAGACCGGGTGGTAGACGACCACATGGCCGATGGCACCAAGATCGCCCGAAGAGAAAGAACATTTCCTGCCTTCTACGACGGAGACCACCACTACTTCACTGCGGTAGACGAGTGCAGAAAAACAAACAAGCATATGGTCGTGCTAAAAGCACGACGTAAAGGTTTCTCGTACAAAGCTGGGGCTATGCTAGCCCGCAACTACTTCCTGATGCGTAACTCCAAGAACTACGTGTTTGCATCGCAGAAGGAATACCTGATCGGTGATGGACTCCTATCCAAAGCCTGGGACTTCTTGTCGTTCATTGATGACAACACAGCTTGGACACAGCCACGCCTGCGCGACCGAGAGATGCACAAACAGTCCGGGTACAAGAAGAACGTAAACGGGGCAGACGTAGAGCTTGGGATGAAGTCACAGATCATTGGGGTATCGCTTAAGGATAACCCAGACAAGGTCCGTGGTAAGGCAGGTGATCTGATTTTCTTTGAGGAGGCAGGCTCGTTCGGGGGTTTGCTGAAAGCCTGGGAGGTAGCTATGCCTACTATGCGTCAAGGCTCCAAGACACTCGGTACCATGATAGCATTCGGTACAGGTGGTGAAGAAGGAGTAGGCTTTGACGGCATGGAGGAGCTGTTCTACCATCCTGAGTCTTACGACTGTATGGCATTCGACAACGACTGGGATGCAGGAGCTATGGGAACTACATGTGGGTACTTTGTCCCAATCTACCAGAACCTGGACGGCTTCATTGACGATGATGGAAACTCACAGATAGAAAAAGCCAAAGAGCATGAAGAGATACAGAGGGAGAAGAAGAAGGGGGCTAATGACCCAAAGGCACTTGACCAGTACATCGCGGAGCACCCGTTTACGCCGCAAGAAGCCACTCTCCAGGTTACAGCGAATCTATTCGACGTTACGTCGCTTAAAGAACAGTATAACAAAGTAAGAGCGCATGGACTCGAATCAGAAGGCACAGCAGGTGTCATGTACCACGACAAGAACGGGAAGGCAGCATTCAAACCATCTGGGGAAGTATCTCCGGTTTATAAGTTCCCTCACAGAAAGGGGGACAAAACAGAGGGGGCAGTTGTAGTATATCAAGCACCATACCTAACAAAGGATGGAGAAGTCCCACATAATTTGTATCTTGTATGCCATGACCCTTACGCACAATCAAAGTCTACAAGCAACGAGTCTTTGGGAGCAGCGTATGTTATAAAGAGACCTAACAATCTATCCAAACCGGATGATATAATTGTAGCTAGTTATGTCGGGAGACCACAGACGCAGGATGAGTACAACCGCAATCTATTTATGCTCGCAGAGTACTACAATGCAAAGATCGGGTTCGAGAACGACCGTGGAGAGCTCATTGCTTACGCGAAGAGATATCGCAAACTACATAAGCTACAAGAAGAGTTTGAGATGCTGGACAAGCGAGAGCTGAGGTCCAAGAACGTACGCCGTCAGTACGGCATGCATATGACGGAGCAACGAAAGAGACAAGGAGAACTATATATAAGAGACTGGCTAACCACACCGAGGCACACGGACGAAGACGGAAATGTGCAGCTTAACTTGCATAAGATCTATGACCCTGCACTTCTGCAAGAATTGATTAAATTTAACCACAAGGGTAACTTCGATAGGGTAATGGCATTCATGGTAGGTATGTACCATACACGAGAGCTATATAATAGAGAGGTTACTGAAATCGTAAACGACAGATCTGCGGACGACTGGTTCGACCGCATTTATAAGTAATTTTAGCCAGATGTACGGTACCCATAAAATACCGCAGCAGCGTATCTCCAGAGCAAAGAAGACCAAGAAGTGGGCAGAGGAATGCGTTGAAGCATATATAGGCATGTCAAAGTTTGGGATGTCAGAGAGACGCTCCAGACTTAAGTCCCTGTATGAATACTACAACGGTAACATCGACGACGAGGACTACAAGTATGTGCTCAAGCCGTACGGTAAGACAAGACAAAACTTCCCATCAAAGATGCGGAACTATCCCATCATCAAGCCGGTCATCGACTTGTTGCTGGGTGAGAAATCCAAGAGACCATTGAACTACAGCGTCATCGTAACGAACGCAGATGCTGTGACGAGAAAGGAAGAAGCCAAGAAACAAGCCCTGTTCACACAGGTCCAGAAAATGTTTCTTAATGAGCTGAGCAAGAATACGGAGCTGGTACAAGCCCCTGAAGAAGTGCCACTGCCTGAGGAGGTCATGGAGCAGTTCGAGCGCACGTACGTAGATAACAGGGCAATTAAGGGCCAAGCTGCATTGAACTACATTATGCAGCGGGAAGAGATGTACGACAAATTCCAGAAAGGCTTCTTCCACTATCTCGTTACTGGTGAGGTATACTCACACAAAGGTGTGCGCAACTCAGAACCGTTCTATGAGATACTGAACCCACTGGACATTGATTACGACAAAGACCCAGACATTGAGTTTGTAGAGGACGGAGACTGGGCTATCGTAAGAAAGTATGTGCACGCTTCAAGCGCGGTAGACATGTTCAGCCCCTTCTTGACACCAGCACAAGTATTGCAGTTGGAGAATCCAAAGCACCAGTCCACAGAGTCGTACCTGCTGTACAGGGCAGAAGCCTCGGGATCAGACGAAAACTTGTACCGAAACAGACTGGTTGAGGTTGTGACCGTATACTGGAAGTCACGCAAGCGCATTGGGTTCTTGACGTACAAGGACAGAAACACAGGAGTGATAGAAGAGATGCAGGTAGAGGATGGATTCCGCATACCGCCTGATCTCAAAGAGCAAGGCGCCAAGATTAAGTACGAGTGGATAAACGAGGTGTGGGAAGGCACGCGTATAGACGGTGACTTCTACATCAAGATGAACCCCCTCAGCAACCAACGTACATCGATAGATAATCCATCACTCTGCAAGCTCCCAGTCAATGGACGAAAATACTCAGACATCAACGCTGACAACATATCAGTCGTATCATTGGGTGTCCCATTCCAGCTCAACTACAACATCTTTAAGTATAGAATGGAGTTGGCGATCGCAAGATCAAAAGACATCATAGCCCAGTTTGACATCAACATGATCCCCAAGAAGTGGGACATGGACAAGTTCATGTACTTCGTTGAGGGTACAGGTATCGCTTGGGTGGATTACAACAAAGAGGGTATACAACTGTCACCGCAGCACCAGTCTGTGCTTGACATGTCTATCAAGACAATTGACCAGTACCTCAACTTGCTTGAGTCCATCATGCAGGAGTGGGAGAAGATATCTGGGGTAAACAGACAACGTCAGGGTGCAGTAGGACCATACGAAGGCAAGGCTACATCACAGCAGGCTATCGTACAGTCATCTCACATCACAGAAGACATCTTCCGTAAGTACTCAAGGTTTGAGCAACGAGAGCTGCAAGGCCTGATCGATTACTCCAAAGAAGCATGGCTGTCCGGTAAGAAGGGCATGTACGTCATGCCAGATATGACTACAGAGATGATAGACATCGACTCTATGCAACACATGGAGACAGAGTACGGCATCTTCGTGTCTGACGCGGGTCGAGATCAGGACAAGCTCGAGCAAGCAAAGGCACTGTCTCAGTCCATGATACAGAACGGGGTACCAGCGTCTGCTGTACTCGACTTGTTCGATACAGAAAACTACGCAGGTATCAAGGATAAGATTGAGCGTGCAGAGAAAGCACAGAAAGAGTTGGAGCAACAGCAACAACAAGCTCAGCAAGCTGCTCAGGTCGAACAGCAAAAGACTCAACAGATGCAGATACAGCAAGATGCTGTTGACAAAGAGAAAGACCGCCAGTTGCAGATTGAGCTTGCACTCATCAAAGCCGAGGCTGCAGATAGCGAAGATAAGTTGAACATTGACCTAGCTAAGATGCAGCAGAACTTTGAGCTTAAGCAAAGAGAGCTGGACTTGAAGCAACAAGCATTGAACAAAGAGGGTGATCTTAGACCTGACGGAGCATGACGAACGCTGACCGTAGACGATTACTAGAAGAGTTTAGAGCATCCGGTATGGAGGGCTCTATTCTTGACGTGTTCAAAGCCTACGAGCAAGGCAGGGATATCATTGCTGAGCACAGAGCACAGCAAGAAGGGGAACAACCTCTGCGTGCAGAGACACCAGAACAGAGGAAAGAAGGGTTGCGTCCGTACCACCAGGCTGGTGAGACAGACAAGACCATGGTATTCCCAGACACAAAACCAGGTGCTGTGTTTAACACACGGGGCATGAAAGCCCCTATCGACATAGAGAAGGTAGACAAGAACGGGCACATCGTTGAGTCCTACAAGAGTGTACCACCGGGCATACAGCAAATACCTACGGGCCCGTACGAGGGTGACATCATAGAATCACCTGCACAGTATAAGAAAGGGGGTGACGCAGGTGACAAGGAAGAGAAAGAGGAAAAGAAAACTACGTTCGCTGGAACAGCACCTGAATACGAAACGTACGGACCAATAACTAGAGTAGACGGGGTAGACTACCAAGCCAGCAAGAAAACAGGCAATACTCTAATACCCACGTTTGCAGACGGCACGCAAATGCCAATACTGTTAGGTGCAGCAGAAGTTGTAGCAAACAAGGACAGGCATGGGTTAGACTCAGTAGAGGATGTACTGCAACGTACCAATGCAGGTATTGCAGGAGACTACTCTAAGATAGATGAGAGCAAGCGTAAAGAGTACGAGACCGGAGTTACCAAGGACGTGAGAGATGCAGGCAGGGACCTGATGAACGTAGCTACAGACGTTATGTCCTGGCCCGGTAGAGTAACCACAGGTGCACTTCTAAACGTTGCTACAGGCAACAAGATCAACACGAACCCGTTTGCTTACACAGACGCAGCACGTGGTATAGCACAAGACAACTACTCACCATCTACGACACTGGACCTAACTGGTGGTAAAGCGTTAGCAGCAGACATGCTTCTTGACCCAACCATCGCATTTGGTGCTGGAAGAGGATTGTTGAAAAGCGCACGAGGGTTAGCTGGAAACGCTCTTACATACGCCAAAGTACCTGTTGGATACGGAAGGGACACGTTTACTTTGGGTCAAACAATTCAAAATGTATTTAGCCCTAAGAAACACGTTGAGAATCTGGTAAATGCTAGAGCAAAACGCCGAGTGTCTTACGACGAGATACCTGAGTATATAAGAATAGGAGCTGAGGGAAGATTAGACGCAATTAGATTAGGGTTGGGTAAACAACCTAGGTACAATGTTTTTGAACCTACAGGGGTGAGAAATGAGTACAGGTTTAGAAATCCAGAAAGGGCGTTGAGGGGTGAGCAAACAGCTGAAGGCGGCAGAGCATTTTTTAGAAATCCTTCTCTTGCTTCTAGGGATATTATAGATGCTACAAGAATAGATGCGGTAGCAAGAGGTAAAATCTCACCAAAGGCACAACTAGGATATGAGAGCAATGTCAGCGTTCGAGGGCTTGAAACAAAAAGACAAGGAAGTCTTGCGAATGACGGCACTGTGTCCAGTGTAGGATACCACGACGATATGTTCGGTGTGATGGGAGGTTATAGAATGGAGACTAAAGCTAAGCCTGGTGGTGGAGTTAGAGTTGACATGGTAGATGACTGGGACCTTCAACCCTTCGACAGACCCAAGGCCCGTAAGAAATTGGGTATAGATAAACTGCCAAAATCACTTCAGAAAAAAGCAGCAGACCTTGAGGTGTTTAGTGCGCTGGGAGGTAAGCCTATACGAATAAGACAGAGCTTCGATGTAGATTTTGTACCAGGACGAGTCATAGACGAACGAGCTCAGCATAAAAGGCAGGCTATAAGAAGTCTGATGACCAGAGAGGGCATGTCCGCAGAGGATGCTGCAGCTGCAGTAGAAAAACATTACGCGAACGTAAGATCGGAAGAGCGTCG